GGTGGGGGGTTTCGAACCCCCGTCTTGCTCGCATTACCCATAAAGGACTACACGCTTAGGTCAATATTGGTTCTCAACATTCCGAAATATGTGATTGAATTTTAACATCCTCCATCACCAATAGATGTACGACTCGATTTTGGGTTCAGTCGTTTCTCCACCTATGTAAAGACTTCTGTTCAAAGGTTATATGTCCACCGACCCGTTTCACTGTTGCGTCTTACGCTACAGTTACTTCTTCAGTGCGGATAAGACCGACAGCCTGAAGTTTTGCGATTGTTTCGCCAGCTAAAAATTGCAACCATAGATTAAAGTGATAGGTAACGTCTCACTGCGTGCCCTCGATGACTATCTACGCCAATCAATTCCATTCACCCCCATAAATCAAAGAACATAAATGAAATCACTTTCGCCCCCTGTATAGACATTACGTCAGATGCTTAAGGTCAGCCTTAACTATTAAGGGAGCCACCCGTGATTTCTTCTACAAATATAAATATTTTTTTTCTAATAACAAACTATTTATAATAAAAATATTATTGTAATGGGAAAGAAAGTTATAAAGTTAACAGAAGCCGATATTGAAAATATTGTAAAGAAAGTTATTAAAGAACAAAGTCAATCGACACCTTTGTTTATTCTTGGAGGGTATTTGATGAGTATCGGTCCTGGAGGTAAGTTATTTTTATCCTCAGAAAGAAATGGGTTAGTTAGACGTAATGCCGACATTAATGGAATTCTAAGTGAGTTTTCAGTAAACCCAAAAACAAAATCAATATTAAATGATGGTTTTATAACCAATGTAAGATTTCTGGATGAAAAATGGAGTGATATAAGTATGGACAGACGTATTATACCTATGCAGTATAATGGTGTTGATTATAGGTTTATTGCGTTAATACCTGATGGTTTTAAAGGTGAAGGTTTACCTGCAATTTACACGGCAGGTATTAAGTTTGTTAATAAAAATGATGCAACTAACATATTGGAAACATATAAGGAAACTACATTTGAAGATGGTTTAAGACCTTATACTTATATTAGTGTTAATAGAAAGGGTGAAAAAAGTCGATTAGGTGAAAATTATATTTATTATTTACAACTATATCCCACAGGAAATCCAGGTTATAGGTATTCTATCGGTGGTGGAGGTGGTGAGACTACTAAACCTATAAGTTTATCTTTAAGTCTTCAAGACGTATTTAAATTTGACGAAATAAATTTTAAAAATGAGTCAGAGGCAATGACTAAATTAGATGAATTTGCAAAAGAAATTCAAAATGGTGTTGATAAATACGGTGATTTATTCAGAAGACAAATGAATGCAAAATTGGCTAGTAAACCAATATTGGGTTATGCGTCTATTGATGGAGACCCTGAAGGTCAAGTTCCTAAAGGTTCGGGTTATGAGCCATGTTCAGGTCAAAAAAGACGAGACTATAATAAATGTCTTTCAGAGGCCAGAGCTAAGAGAGTGGCGGATATATTAAACGAGAAGTTTAGTAGTGATAATATGATTAATTTTAAACATCAAGGTATGGGTGAGACCGACCTTTTCGATAAAGGTAAAAAGTGGCCTGATTACAAATCTAATGAGACAGGTAAAAATAGAAGAATAGTTTTAGATTTAGGTGAATTTAGATTAAAGGTATAAAAAACAAAACCCCTCGATTGAGGGGTTTTTTGTTTTAAAATAACCTAATGTTTAGAAATTTCTTATCTTCTAAATCAAAGATAACTATTACCATGTATTTTTTTAATTCTACTTCATTTTCATTTTCAGTAACACTATAACATTTTACTTCATTATTAGTTTTATTTAACGAATGAACAATAATAGTTTGTTTGAAATTTGTAGATAAAGTATCCCACTCATCATGGTAACTAATGATTTCCAAACCTGTGGTATCTACATTATAAACTTTTAATAGACTATCGGCTAATTCTGGTTCCTGTGAAAAAACAATTTCCCCGTCATATAGTCTACCGTCAGGTTCAAAAGGTTTACTTTGTCCAAACGTGAATGTTACCGATACTAAAAGTGTTAGTAATGTTAATATTTTTTTCATAATGTTTTTGTTTTTATCTTTCATATACTACAAATATAAGGGTTATTTCTTAATTATCCAAACTATCAAGTATTTATAGTAAAAGTTTTTATGAAATTCATCAACTTACTACTTGAAGGTAAAAAAGAAAATTTAATTGACAAATACAAAGATAGTATAAATCTTGAAGATTTTGAAAGTTTATTGAGTGATTTTATTGAAAAAGACCCCTCTTCAACTAAGAAATATTCTGAGTGGATGGTTAAAGAACTTATTCGTCTTTGGAAGTCACCTAGTTATGATTCGAATAGTTTAGTGGACTTAATGAAATTCATGAGTGATGAAATTAAAACATTTCATGAACTATCAAATTCAATAACTGACAACGATATTGAATATTTCTTAAAACAAATTGATGGTGCAAACTCCCGTGGAATCAAATATTTTGAGAGTCCAAGTAAACAAGATAGAGTAAAAAGGTCACCAAAAGACATTTACTCCTACCCATCAATATGGACCATTCAAATAATGAATAAGTCTATTAATGATAGGAAAAAAATACAACAAGAAGAGGAAGAAGCCAAAAAGGACATTGAGAAAATTTATGAGGATAGTAGGTTTTTAATTGTCCAACCATTCTCACATAAAGCGTCTTGTTATTACGGTGCAAATACAAAATGGTGCACCACAACTAAAAATGATACTTCATATTTTAACAGATATACTCGTGACGGTAGATTATTTTACATTGTAGATAAAGAAGCTACAGGTCACGCTACTTTAGGTAAGATGGCAGTACTCATCACTAATGATGGTGATGTAAGTGTTTGGGACCAACAAGATAACCAAAGAACTGTTGATTTCATGTTGGAACGATTTGAACCCATATCAGGTTTATTGAAAAAAATGATTAAAGGTGATGATGATTACGAAAAACTAAAGAACGCCAAATCGGGTAACCGTAAAGATTTAAACCAAGTCTTATCTGCTGATTATTTTTATAAGATGGACCAAGACTACGTTTACTTTCAATTCGATAGTGTTGAAGATTATTTAAGTTTATTTGTTGACGAGGTTGACGAATACGAATTAAGAGATGTGGAATACGCCATTGAAACTCCATATGGATATGATAGTATGTATTATGATTCTTATAACTTCGATGATGATATGCGTGAAGGTTACCCATTAAATGCATTAACTCAAGACCATTTAAAAAAGTTACGAGAAATTATAAAACTATCAGGAAGTGATTTAATTAAGTGTTTTAGTGCAACAATACCTAAACTTAATAAGGATGATTTACAAAAATTCATACAAAAAGGTAATGATGAAAAAGATTTTTACGACCTATACAATTTAAGAATTAGTGATGGTTGTGAGTCTAAAATAGGTAAGTACTTATTAAATTTTGATAGTAGATTTATTGATGATTTTTCATACGCATATTCCACAGCTGAAGATGAATCTATGAAAGTTGGTGTTAAAAACGCAATAAGTGAAGAAGTATGTGAAGTGTATTCACCCATAGGTATGGAAAAAAATGGTGATTGTTTCTCATCGTATATGATTCCAATAGATAACCTAATAGAATTTTATGAGGACGATTTAGAATCGTTTTCAGGTTTAACTTTAGACCAATTATTAAAAACCGTTGTAATACCTGGTAGAGTTTCATTTAATATTAGTGAACCTCGTCAATTAGCATATGAAGTTAGAGACGATGAAACATTTGAATACCACTTTAATTCAGATATGGATTCGGCTTTAGATACTTTATTGGAGAAACTTGAAGATTCTGAGGAGTATTCAGATTTGGATGAATATAAAAGAATTTATACATTCCTAAACAATAAGTATGGTTTTGATGAAAGAATACCTGTTGAACCAGCTGATGGAGACGTGACAATTAGATTTACTAAAATTGACCCAAAAGATAATAAAATCGATTTTGAACTTATGAGAAGAGGAGATAATTATGGGTTTAAAAAAGGAAGGGCCAAACTATCAACAATCCAACAGTTAATGTCGAACTATCAATTGTTTGACCCTTTTGAGGATTAGTGTGTGTATTTTGACATCAGATGAGTTTTAATAACCTCATAGATGTCCAACATTTCTTCATCATCCAACTCAATTAAATCACCTGTAAACTTTGATTCAATTGTCATACCCTCATCTGAGGTGGTGACGATTAGTCTTTCCATATCGATTTGGTCTTCTGATAGTGTATCATCATCAAAATCATCAAAATCAAACAAATCTTCATACGACTTCCATGATGGTTGTTTGTATTCGTATTGGTATTTATTAAGACCTAACACGGATACGGCTTGTTTTGCAAAAGTGAGTGCTCGTTCAACATCATCAATAACAACGAACTCTTCTTTGGTGTGCATATTGTAGTAACCACATGAGAAATTAATACAACTAAAATCCCCTTTCCTTTTAATTTGTGACACATCAGTATATGGGTGTGATTGTTCTTCAACATTAACACCCATGGCATCTTCAAATAATGGTTTAATCGTGTTAATGAATTCACCATCCTTTTCGTATAGACGTGTCCCTGAACACAATTCAGTAATTAATGCGTTTCCTGGTGCATCAAACTGAATAGCATAACCCACATCGTTCAAGAAGTTGAGGTCACATTTACTTGAACCATGACACCCCGTTTCCTCAGATACGAATAACCCTACTTTTACCTTAGGAAGTGTCATTAGAACTTCAAGTGCAATGAATACCCCACACTTATCATCACCACCGATACCTGTAGGTTCACCATCAGGGGTGTAACCTTTTAAAGAAAGGAATGATTGGCCGTCAAATTTTAGACCAAAGGTATAGGGTTTAACAAGTGTTTCTTCTTGAACAACGATTTCATCCACAAGTGCGTGAACTGTATCTGTGTGAGCAATAAACATAGGATAAAACTCACCTTCATTAAGTTTACCTTTCGTGGCGTAAACATTACCCATATCATCGGTATAGTGTTCTACATCGGGCATTGCATCCAATACGTCGCGTAAGTACTTTACCATATTATCCTCTTGGTAAGTTTTAGTAGGAACCGAAAGGACCTCCTTAAGTCGGGTGAGTTGATTATTATCCATTTTGTTTTTATTTAGTTTACAAATATAAGAACTAATTATGTCTTTGCCAAATAAAGAGGGAAAATTAATTCCCCTCTTTTACTTCTAGCTCTTCTTCATCTTTCATTACGATTGTAAATGATTTATCTTCCACAATCGTTCCACGAAGGACTTCTTCAGATATGAGGTCTTCAATCTTCTCTTGAATCGCTCGTTTAATAGGACGTGCTCCGTATTTTTCATCGAAACCAACCTTTGAGATAAATTGTTTAACCTCATCAGTAATGGTGATATTGTAGTTCATATTTTCCAAACGAGAAGTTAACTTCAACAATTCAATTTCAACGATTTGTGATACCTCATTTTCTTTGAGTGGGTTAAAGACAACAACTTCATCCACACGGTTCAGGAATTCAGGTGTAAAGTGATTTTTAAGTTCCTTCTGTAGAAGTGCCTTTTTCATTTCTTCATCGTTAGACATACGGTTTGTGGTTTCAAACCCGACACCTGTTCCGAAATCTTGAAGTTTCTTAACTCCCAAGTTTGATGTCATAATAATCAAACAGTTTTTGAAGTTAATCTTACGACCAAAACTGTCAGTTAGGTGACCATCATCCATCATTTGTAGAAGGAGTGAGAAGATGTCTTTGTTTGCTTTCTCAATTTCGTCAAATAATACAACTGAGTAAGGTTTGTTCTTTACCGCTTCGGTTAGTTGTCCACCTTGGTCGTGACCTACGTATCCCGGAGGGGAACCAATCAAACGAGACATGGTGTATTTCTCTTGGTATTCACTCATATCTACACGGATTAAAGCCTCCGAATCTCCAAAGATTTCTTTTGCTAATTGTTTTGCCAAGTGAGTCTTTCCGATACCTGTTGAACCTAAGAATATGAATGAACCGATTGGTCGGTTAGGGTCCTTAATACCCACACGATTTCTACGGATTGCTTTTGAAATCTTCTTAACTGCAGTTTCTTGACCGATAACTGACTTATTAAGGTTTTCCTCCAAACTAAGAAGAGATTCTTTATCGTCAGAGTTAAGTTTATTTACAGGAATCTTAGTCATCGTTGCCACTACTTCATACACCATCTCTTCAGTAATTGGTTTACGAACAGAGTCTTTCTCTTCCTCAAACTTTCTTTTCTCATCTTCGAGTTTTTTAAGGATTTTCTTTTCCTTATCACGTAGTTCAGCAGCCTTTTCATATTGCTGAGACTTAACTACCTTAATTTTTTCATCTCTGATGACACTTGCTTCATCTTTAAGTTTTTCAACAATCTCAGGAAGTTTAACATTAATCTGTGCACGGGCACCGACTTCATCTAAGATGTCAATCGCTTTATCAGGAAACTCTCGGTCTGTGATGTAACGGTCAGCTAAAGAAACACATGCCTGAAGTGACTCCTCACTATATGAAACCTTGTGGTGTGACTCGTAACGAGACTTTAGGTTTTGAAGAATCTCCATAGTTTCTGCAGGTGTTGCACCATCGACAACTACTTTCTGAAATCTACGTTCAAGGGCACCATCCTTTTCGATGTTCTCACGATATTCGTCAAGAGTGGTTGCACCTATACATTGTAGTTCACCACGAGCAAGTGCGGGTTTGAAGATATTGGATGCGTCCAATGAACCTGATGAGTTACCTGCACCGATAATGGTGTGAATCTCATCGATAAACACAATAATGTCGGGGTTATCATATAATTCATCAAGAATCACTTTTAATCGTTCTTCAAATTGACCACGATACTTTGTTCCTGCAACGATTGATGTCATATCTAAAGACACAATACGTTTGTCACATAAATTTTGAGGACAATCACCCTCAAAAATTTTCATAGCGAGACCCTCGACAATCGCTGTTTTACCTGCACCTGGTTCGCCTATAATAATAGGGTTGTTTTTCTTTCTACGAGAAAGAATTTGTGCGATACGATTAATTTCTTGTTCTCGACCAACTACGGGGTCGAGTTTACCTTCCTCCGCATGTTTAATCAAATCACGTGCGAAATTATCCAAAACAGGTGTTTTAGAGTCGCTTGTTCCTTTGGACTTACGTCCACCTTTTTCATTAGGGTCAACTGATTCTATCATAATTTACTTTTAGTTTTATTCCACAAATATAACAAAAACCGTGTATTAATCAAACATTTGTTACTTTGTCAGTACTTTTATTTATCAAATGTCAATTTGACATTAAACAATATCAAACCCTGTCAAAATGACTTTTTTTGTTGATTGGCACATTTTTGGCTTTTCACAGGATACAAAGATAAACAATAAAATTTAAAAACCTAAAATTATGTTTGGAAAAAGAAGATTTAATAGTTTGTTTGGAGATTTTGATTCTCTATTTAATGAAATGAACTCAATGTTTAACGATACACCTTATTATATTAAGGGGAAAAGTAACGTAGAAAACGGAAATGATGAAAATGGTAAGTGGACCAAAGAAAGTTTTATCTCAGATGATGGGTCTTATTCAATAACTACTATTGTAAGAACCAACACCAAAGGAACTAAACCTGAGGTTTCAAATACTAAGTTAGACCAACTTAAAAAAGAACTTACCACTGCAGTTGAAGAACAGGAATTTGAAACTGCGGCTAAACTAAGAGACCAAATTAAATCCTTAGAAAATAATCAAGAAAAGATTAATGAGTTAAAATCTAAACTTGAAGAATCCATCTCAAATCAAAACTTTGAAGAATCCATTAAATTAAGGGACCAAATCAAAAAACTCGAATCTTAATTCGTTTAACCCCTCCCACAAAGAGGGGTTTTTTATTTTACAATAATTCTTATACTTATCTAAAAAATATGTTATGGCTATTAAGAGTGAAAAAATCGATGGTAAATTAATCATCAATGAAATTGAATCTTCTAATCTTAAAAAGACAGTATATGATACTGGTGAAGAAAAATTAACTGCAACATTTAAAAGTGGTGTTGAATATGAATATGAAAAAGTCCCACATAAGATTTACACCAAATTTAGAATGGCGGAATCGCAAGGAAAATTCTTTAACATGGAGATTGCTAAGAATTACAAATACAAAAAAATCACAAAGTAAATCTTCTAACTATTTATAATAGATGGAAAACTTTGGTAAGATATTATCTAGCTTTAATGTTAAGGATGAATTAAACCCCACCATTTGGGAAAATCCCGAATCACCTTCTGATGCTAAAATGAAGGAAGACATACGTTTGCGTCTTATTGAGATTGCGGATAAGTTCATTGAGTTTTTAGGATATGATATTTTTATTCAGGATATAACAATGACAGGTTCTCTGTCTAATTATAATTGGTCTGAATTCTCAGATATTGATTTACACATCATGTATGATTTTAATGAGAGTGGACCTGAAAAAAAATTATTTCAAGATTTATTTAAATTAAAGAAAACATTATTTAACTCCACTCACGACATCACAGTTAAAGGTTATGAGGTGGAACTATATGTTCAAGATACTAATGAACCACATGTATCCACAGGTGTTTACTCAGTTTTATACAATGAGTGGGTGGTTGAACCATCAAAAGAGGAAGTAAAAATTAACAACGATATTATTAAAGAAAAGGTAGAACAATGGCAGGATATGATTGATACTGTTATTGAGGATATTGAATCTGGTGATGAAAATTTAGAACAGTCCAATGAAAAATTAGACAAATTAAAAGATAGGTTAAAAAAATACAGACAAACAGGTCTTGAAAAAGAAGGTGAATATTCTTATGAAAATTTAGTTTTTAAGTTTTTACGAAGAAATGGTTATATCCAAAAATTGTTTGATTTCCAAAATCAGGTAATGGATGACCGACTATCATTAGCCCAATAAATAAACTATAATTATATTGTAAGATAAGAAAAAACGGAAATTCTTAACTTATGATATATTTATTATAAAAAACTATTATGGCTATTACTGCATGTACAAACAATGAATACGTAATTTATACGGGTGGAACTGAGACTCCACACGCTATTTATACTGAGGCTGATGGAACAGAATCTATTCAGTGTAATACAGTTAAACTTGGAGGTAATGGTCTTTATAATTAAAAATTTAAACTAAAAAATATAGACATGGCAGATTTAAAACCTTTAGGTAGTGAAAAATTGGAAGGTCAAGAAAAGATTAGTAGAATTCTTGAAATTGCAAATTATGGTTCAAAACCATCTACCGTAAACGAAAGTAAGTCTTCTTCCGCCGATTATACAATTCAATTGGCTGATGGAAACTTCTACGGGATTGTAAAAGAAAAATCAGGTTATATTGTTAAAAAAGGAATCAATGAATCTGAATTAGATTACATTGAACCGATGAAAAACAGAAAATACCATAAATCATATTCTCAAGCAATGAAGAAAATTAACTTACTTGCTGGTGAGTTAAATAGAATTCATGAAAATGTTGAAGGTGTTAACCTAATTGGTGAACAAAAAAAGTTTGTTCTTAAAACTCCAAAACCTGAACCTGAAGCAGAACCAGAAATGGATTTAGACTTAGGTGTTGAAGAACCTGCTGGCGAAGAGGAAATGGACTTAGATTTAGACTTAGGTATTGAAGAACCTGCAGGTGAAGAGGAAATGGACTTAGATTTAGACATGGAAGAACCTATGGGTGATGAAGGAGATGATGATGAAGGTTCATTTAAAGCAATTCAAAAACTAACAGGTAAATTAGGTCAAAAACTAAGAACATTTGACAAAAATCAAGGATTATCTTCTGAAGATATTAAGTACGTATTAAACTCAATTATATCTGCCGTTGAGTTAGAGAAGCTTTCAGAAGAAGATAAAGAAGATATTTTAGCTAATTTTGAAGAAGAAGAAGTTGACTACGGTATGGACGGAGACGTTGACGTTGATGTAGATGCAGGTGAAGAAGATTTAGATTTAGATTTGGACTTAGGTGATGAAGAAATGTCTATGGAAGAACCTGAAGGTGAAATGGCTGAAGGAGATTCTATGAAATCTATGGTTGATGAGTTATTTGGTGAATCAAAAGTAGATAAAGTATTAGAAAAATACTTTGTAATTACTGAAGAAGAAAAACAAATCACTGAATCTAAAAAGATTAGAAAATTTTTAACTGAAAAAGTTAAGAACATTACAGTAAAAAAAGAAATAAAAAGATTGTCAGAAACTATCGAACAGGAATTAACTTCTGAGTTCTTAGTTAAAGAAAATGAAAATATTAAATTTTTAGGTAAAACTAACAAAAATAATTTAGTATTTGAAGCTGACGGCAAACAGTTTAAAGTATCTCCAAACGGTGAGTTACTATGAAATTAGTTTATGTAAATGAACTAGGACCCAATTATAAGGGTGATAACATATACGAATTCATCTTTTCGGATGAAGAAAATGTATGGGGTGATGAATGGGACTCGCAACCAGCAAATGGGAACCCTTCACCACCCCATATTCAATATATAAAAAAGGTAGGCGTTTTAAGAAATTCGGGTATTGAACTACATTTAATTCAAAATTCAGATTTCTTTGGTGTTTACGATTCCATTGACGGAGTAATTGCCTTAGCTTGGGAAGACGAGGATAGTGAATCGGTTGTTAACGAAAAACTAACTAGACTTGTTTTTCATTATGGTGAAAGTGTTAAATCTGTTGAGGATAAATTATACGAAAGAGATATCGTTTTAAGTTACGAAAAAAGTTTTATAGAAGATGGACACGAAGAATAAAATAATGGGACTACTAAAAGAGGGTTTTAAATTAACCACTCTTAAAAAGTTAGATGAAAAACAAATTAATGTTCTTTATAAGAAAATTGTAAATGAACAAGGTGCATTAGAAAAATCTACACAAATTGCCAGAAACGTTAATTCTGCAAAACAAAGTTTAGAAGATATGTCTGAACTTATGGAAGATGGTGAATTAAATGAATGGGGTTCTTCAGACCAAAACATTATGAATGCTTCTATCCATCGTGATATGGGTGAACCTGAAACAATGCCAAGTCCTTTTGACGATAGATTAGAATCTGCAGCTCAAGAGGCGGTTGATTTCTATTGGGATGATTGGGAAGAATACGAATCAGACTATCATGGTTTAGTGGATGACGCTAAAAGAAGATATTTAAGAAGTTATTTCCCCGAATACTATTCTGCTATGGTAAGAATGTTTGAACCCGTTAGAGATGTTGACCCTTACGATGTTGATATTGATTTAGATGGTGAGTTAGGTGAAAGTCAAATATCTAATGATTTAGATAAAATGGCGGGTGTTGACCCTAATGAAGACCCAAATCCTGAAGGAAACGAAGATGGACCATCAAATTATGGAGTTAATCCTAAAAAAGATAAATCTATGAACGATGGAATGGGTATCAATGAATCTAAAAAGAAACCATCAAAAATGAAAACACCTATTACAACATTAGGTATGTTTGAAGATGAGATAAAAGAAAAATCTGTCTCTAAGCAACAACAAAAAATTATGGGTTTAGCTCTATCAGTAAAAAGAGGTGAAACACCTAAAAGTGAAGTTTCTAAATCAGTTTTAGATATGGTTGATAGTATGACCGAAAAAGAATTAGAAGACTTCGCTGGTACTAAACATAAAGGTTTACCTAAGAAAGTTGAAACTAATGAGGGTACCAGATGTTGGAAAGGTTACGAAAAGAAAGGTATGAAAACGATGTTTGGTAAAAGAGTTCCTAACTGTGTTAAAAAAGAAAGTAAAGAAGAAAAAGTTAGACAAATAGAAGAAAGTATAGTATCTTTGTTGATGAAATACAATAAACCAACTATGACTAAGAAAGATTTATTGGAACAGGGAACTAAAGAGGCACCTGTAAAGACACCAACTAAGACTCCTTCAAAACCTGAAAGGAAGACACCTTATAAACCAAAACATAAACCAGCACCGAAAGCAGGTGATACTACAACCGCACCTACAAGAGTTAAACCTGGTACTAAAGAAAGACCCGATAGAAAAACTCCTTATAAACCAAAACATAAACCAGCACCGAAAGCAGGTGTTGAATCAGATATACCAAGTTTCCTTAAATTTGACAACTTAAATATTACATTTAAAGATGAGTAAGAACGTAAAAGAACAAATCGAATATGATGGTCCTGAAAGAATGGACCCAGGAATTCAGTCTAAATTAGAAAAGGGTGAGACACCTATGTCTGATAATCCAGCATTACCTCGTAAAGATGATGATGAATTTGATAATTCATTTGAACAACTTATTGCATCTAAAAGATTTAAGGATGTTGTTGAAAAAGTAAAAAGATATACTGGTGTTCAAGAGGTTAGTCAAAATCAACTTATGAACTTGCAAATGATGATGATGCAAGCAGTTCAAAAGGTAAAACAGATTGAATCTAACAATGAAGGTTATTTGGAACAATTAGCCGTAGACTTAGTAAAACAAGAAATGTCTATACCTGACGATGCATTTCAATATGACGTTGAATTAACATCTATGCCAGGACAAATTGATATGTCAGGTATGAAAACTGACACTGAAGAATTAGACGATGAGGATGTTGTCGAACAATTTGGTGTGTCAGAAGACGAAGCCGAAGATGATTTAGAAAACTTCATGGCTGCTTTTGAAAAGTTTGACTTAGAAAAGGCTAAAAGACGTTTTATTAACTCTTTAATTCAAGGAGCATCTAAAAAAGGACATTATATGTTCCACTTAGTTGATGAAGAATTAAATAATATTAATCCCGAACTATTAAATCTTTATGGTGTGTTAATGTCTGTAAACGATTTATTATATTGGATTTTACCCGACCAAATGGTTATGAACGCAGCTCAGAGCGGTCAAGGTATGGAAGGTAAAGAAGAAGTTGATGAAACTACTGACCCACCAACAATTAGAGCGAAAGGATTATTCTTCCCTATATTGGTTCACGAATTAGTAAAAGGTGTTTATGAAGTTATGGGAACTCAAGGATTACCTGATGACCCTAAATCTGCGGAAATGGTTATGAGTCAAACTGACACTCTACCTTATGAGATATGGGATTTACGATTAGGTCCTGTTATTTGGGAAAAGTTTACTCAAGCATATCCTGAAAAACTATATGAAGACGACATGAGAGAGATTCAAAACTATCTATTCTCTCGTTTTTCAGCACTTACAACTGAAGAGTTTTTTGAAGTTGCTAAGATGATACTTTCAGGTTCAGAAGAAGGAAAACAAATAGTTTCCAAAATGGTCGATGAGATTATTGAAGAGTTACGTCAACAGGATTACGAAGATGCTATGTCACAATTTGATGATGATGAAGATGATGACGATGGTCTTGCAGGATTATTGGGTGACTTAGGTATTTCTTTATCATAAACTACCTTTAATATGTATAGATGGGATTATCGAGAGAACAGGCATTATTAGAGTATGCGAAATGTGTAAAAGATACACCTTACGCACTAAAAACCTATCTCCAAACTTACGATAATACTCAATCACAATACGTTCCTTTAGAGTTATTCCCTGACCAAGTTAATCTTATTAATGATTATGATACCTATGAGGAAAACATTGCACTAAAGTATCGTCAGGCTGGTGTATCAACAGTAACCGCGGCATGGTCATCTAAAAAGTTAGTTACCGCCTCTAAAAAGAAACCTGAAAAGATTCTAATCATTGCAAACAAATTGGATACGTCTATGGAGTTTGCTAATAAAGTTAGGTCTTTTGTTGACCAATGGCCGTCATGGTTTGGTATTACATTCTCCGCAGAAAAGAATTCACAACGACACTTTAAACTCTCAAATGGTTGTGAGGTTAAAGCAGTTGCCACGTCTAAGGATGCCTTACGTGGTTATACACCTACAATCCTTATTTTTGATGAGGCTGCGTTTATCGATGCAGATGATGACTTTTGGTCTGCGTGTATGGCTTCACTTTCTACGGGTGGTAAAGTTATTGTAATTTCAACACCTAACGGATTTGACCCAATCTACTATACCATTTACGACCAAGCCTTAAGAGGTATGAACGATTTCAAAATCACTGAAATGTTTTGGTATCGTGACCCTCGTTACGCTAAAGATTTTAAACTTATTAAGTGTAAAGATATAGTTCATTATTTACTAAACCGTGAGGATTACAACGACAGTGAAATCACTATAGATTATTCTGATATACATCCTCGTGAAAGGAACTTTCAGGAAATTAAAGAAAAATTATTAGATGGATACAAAGCTTATTCTTCATGGTTCGAAGGTATGGCTAAAAAACTTAAATTCGATAGAAGAAAAATCGCACAGGAATTGGAGTGCAACTTCTTGGGTTCAGGGGATAACGTTATCCCAAATGAAACGATAGAAGTTATTAAAGAAAAATTCATAAGAAACCCTGAAAATAAATTTATGGGTGGAGCATTGTGGCAATGGAAAGAGCCGGTTCAAGGACATAAATATATTATGGGTATTGATGTTTCTCGTGGTGATAGTGAGGATTTCACGACATTTACTATAATAGATTTTGACGAAAGAGAACAGGTATTAGAATACTTAGGTAAAGTTCCTCCTGATGTTGTTGCTGAAATTGCATTTAAGTGGGCAACAATGTATAATGCTTTTATCGTAATTGATATTACTGGTGGTATGGGAGTTTCTACATCACGTAAACTTCAGGAAATGAACTATAAAAATTTATACGTTGAAGGAGTAAATACTGCGGATAAGTGGAAGTATAACCCAAAGATAAATGAAAAGATACCGGGATTAAACTTTAATAGTAAACGTGTTCAGATTATCGCTGCGTTTGAGGAGTCATTAAGACATAACTTCGCAATACGTTCTACGAGACTTTTAAACGAGTTAAATACCTTTGTTTATGTCAATGGTAGACCTGACCACCAAAAGGGTCAACACGATGACCTTATTATGGCTATTGCAATGGCGATATATGTTGGTGAAAATTCATTTACCCAATTAGAAAAAGTGACAGAACAAACTAAAGCTATGATGGAAAGTTGGATGGTAAATGAGACACCTGTTAAAAATACATCTAACGATTTTAACCCTGGTGTTCCTGTAATGCCTGGTGGGATAAACCAACACAGAATGAATAGAGGTGCAACAAAAGATGATTACCAAAATCATTCATGGTTATTTGGTAGATTTTAATTGTTTAGTTTAATTTAAAGTTGGTTAGTATTTATGTATAAAAGATAATGGCAGAAAATTACACCATATGGCAAAGACTTACTAAAGTTTTTGGTCCCGATTCAACGTTGGACCAGCAAGCCCCTGTATTTAAGTTTGATAAAAAGGAACTACTTAAAACACCTAACAAACAAGAATACGAGAAAGAAAAGTTACAAGCACAACAAACTTTATATCTTGGTCAACAATGGCAGAAAATAGAAAATAACCTATACACTCAAGCTGTTTATTATGAACCAACGAGATTAGCGTCTTTCTATGATTACGAGAGTATGGAATATACTCCTGAAATTTCTGCGGCTTTAGATATCTATGCGGAAGAATCAACAACAACAAATGAAGATGGATATATATTACAAATTTACTCAGAGAGTAAACGAATTAAATCAGTTCTTGGTGACTTATTTAACAATCGACTTGACATCTCTACTAATCTTCCTATGTGGACAAGAAATACTTGTAAGTATGGAGACAATTTTGTCTACTTAAAGTTAGACCCTGAAAGAGGTGTTATGGGTGCACAACAATTACCTAATATCGAGATTACTCGACAAGAAAGAGGTATGAAGATTAAACCCGAAAGAAATTCAACAGAAACGGATAATGATTCACTTAAGTTCTTATGGCAAAATAAGGATATGGAATTTAATACGTGGGAGATTGCTCACTTTAGATTATTAGGTGATGACCGTAAACTTCCTTATGGAACTTCTATGTTGGAGAAAGCCAGAAGAATTTGGAAACAACTTATTCTTTCTGAAGATGCTATGTTAATTTATAGAACATCAAGAGCACCTGAAAGAAGAGTGTTTAAAGTATTCGTTGGTAATATGGATGACAAAGATGTCGAACCATACGTTCAAAGAGTTGCCAATAAGTTTAAACGTGACCAAATTGCAGACCCACAAAATGGTAATGTAGATTTACGTTATAACCAAATGGCTGTTGACCAAGACTATTTTATCCCTGTTAGAGACCCTAATGCACCAAACCCAATAGATACTCTACCAGGTGCACAGAACTTGTCAGAAATTGCGGATATTGAGTATATTCAAAAGAAACTTTTAACGGCACTTCGTGTTCCAAAAGCATTCTTAGGTTTTGAAGAGGTTGTGGGTGATGGTAAAAATTTAGCATTACAAGATATTCGTTTTGCTCGAACAATCAACAGAATTCAAAAATCTATGATTCAAGAGTTAAACAAAGTTGCAATTGTGCACTTATATGTTTTAGGTTTTGAAGATGAATTAAATAACTTTACTTTAGGTCTTACTAATCCGTCAACTCAAGCCGACTTACTAAAAGTTGAACAATGGCAAACTAAAATACAACTTTATAGAGACGCAGTTAGTGACCCAGGTAATGGAATACAACCCGTTTCATCATCATGGGCTAAGAAACATATTCTTGGATTCTCTGACGAGGAAATCAAACTTGACTTACAACAACAACGTATTGAAAAAGCTGTTGGTGCTGAACTTGAAAAAACTGCTGAAGTTATAACTAAAACGGGAATATTTGCAAATATTGATAAGTTATACGGAAACAAACCTGGTGAAGGTGGAGCACCTGAGGGTGAGACTACTGAACCTGCAGACACAGGATTCGGTGGTGGAGGTTCTGACTTCGGAGGTGGCGACTTAGGTGGAGATTTAGGTGGAGATTTAGGTGGAGACTTAGGTGGTGAAGCTGGTGATACTGGTGGTGACATCGGAGGAGCACCTGAAGGTGACACTGGTGGTGATGTAACACCTGAAAGTACAAAAGAAAAAGACCTTAATTTAATATTAGAAGATGATATGATTAAGGGAAAAACAGAGATAGACT